GGAGAAAGAACGGATCGGCCAGATCGTGAAAGACGAGTGCATTCGTCGTGTCCTCGCCCACGTCGGCCCCTTCCCTGCGAAGGTGGAGGCCGTTATGGAGCGGGGCTACAAGGCCCGGGTGGTCACCAAGTCTCCCGTGGAGCTGGTCACTGCCGGTCACCTTGTCCGCGGCTTGGTCTGGCCGCTTCTCGCGGCCGACCCCCGTATCCGTAGCGCGCTTGATGGGTCTCGACTCGAGGGCCTTGTGAAGGACCTCGAGGAGAACCCTGTCAGCACGCCGCAGGAGATCGGGGAGCTCGGCCTCGTTTCGGCCGACCTTACTGCGGCTACGGATGCACTCGCCGATTGGGGTATCTCGGCGCTCTGGGACGGGGTGTGTGATGGGGCTGGGTTCCCGGAGGGGGTCCGTTGCCTCGGCCATCGCCTGCTTGGGCCGATGGTGGTTGAGTATCCGGATACTCCGGATGTGCATCCTCCCGGCGTGGACTTTGTGTCCTACGCCGCTCGAGGGCTCAGGGTGGAAACGAGGAGGGGCTGCCTGATGGGGTTGCCGCTCTCCTGGTTCATCCTGAACCTGTCGAACTTGTGGGCCGCCGAGCGGGCCACGAGGGAGGCCATATCCGTCCTGGGCATTCCAGGAAGCAAGAGCCTGAAGAGGTTCCTGCGGGTTGGGGTTTGCGGCGACGATCTCGGCGCCGTTCTGCCCCTTTCCGGTCACTCCACCTACCGACGGTCCATACTCGCGCTCGGTACGAGCCTGAGCCCCGGGAAACACTTGCTGTCGACCCGGTGGCTCCTCTTCACGGAACAGATTGCTGAATTCCGATCGAGGAGCCAACCGGGTCCTGGCTGGACCGTAGCCGGGAAGGCCGGGATCCCGCTCAACTACCTTGTCGTAGCTGGTATGGCTGACGTGGTACCGATAAGGTCCCTCGTACAGCCTGACAACCGCGACTTGGCAAAGAGTCGGGATTCCGTGACTGGCTCCACGATGCCCTCCTGGGCAATCGCAGGGCCGTCGATCCTCAAGGGGATTCCTTCCTGGTGTTCGGTCCGAACCAGGCAGCTGGTAGCCCGGGTTGCTCGGTCCGTCCGGCCCGAGTATGCGGCGTTGGCGAGGCATGGGATCCCCCCCGAGTTCCCGAGGGAGTTCGGCGGTGGCGGGTTTCCTCCCCGCAACGGTGTGTCCGGGTTCTCCACGGCTTCTCGGC